AGATCATCTTGTGTGTAGGATTGTCACACGTGATGAACACCCACCACGACATGTTTTTTAGTCACAGTATGTCGAACTGTGAAGCTGCCGGTGGAAAAGGGTTCTTCATTTGAGTCTGGAGAATTCCAGGCCCAATTAAGCAATCTTTCCCACCCCTCATCTAGGTAGCAACGTGATTTTGCCACGGGCTGAATACCCCGCAACGTATCACATTGCCACTTTTGAGAGTACCGTAGCTTCGACTCATTAGCTTCTTTTACGAACTTGGTTTCCCAAGGAGGTAGAAGAAACCCAATAATGGGTGAATGAGAAGTGACACATGGTAGCGTACCATGTACACGCTCAAGCATATTACGAATGTAATCTGCCGTTCGCCAATGTCCTGATTCGAATAATGTGTTCGAATAGGTCGTCCAAGCTATGAGTTCAGTGACTGCGTTTTTGTCGTGTGTGAAAACTTTCTTGAATTTCAACGGTGTTATGTCATGGCCATGCCATGCATCAACTCCGCAGGATTCACGAAAGTTCCCCTCAGTGCATGATTTGCTTGTGTTAATCCGAAGACCCATATCGGTCAAAACTGATATGGCTTCATCGGTTAAGGTTCTGGGGACGATGATATCGTCTCCATAAACCCACACAAGCTTGATGCATGTCGAAGGTCCATACCGAGGGCAACAAATCGCCCAACAATGAGTGCATAGAAGCACAGCGCTTGAATAGGGAAAGTTAATGCATTCCCCATTGGCGCAAACTTCTTGAGCTCAACGGTTGAACCGTCCGGCATAAGCATCCGTTTGGATCGGCTTTTCATAAGCCAATCTAGGATCACTGTATTTTCAAACAGCTCATAAACAAGAGTGTTTGACAGCAAATCTGAAGCTTTAGATAAATCTAAAGTACAGAGTTCCTGCGATACAGAGGACGAGAGAGCCAAATCACCGTTGATAGTCTGGTCAGTGAAGTTCACTTGACCAGCAGTCAGCGGGTGGTTCTCAACGTATGGGTATATCTTTAGGCGCAAAGCCTGCTGATATGACATTTTCTCATGGGGCTCGCTCGAAATCAAGCGAGGTCCCCGTGAGTCTTTGTCTACCGCCATTAACTTGGCGGTCCCATAATCTCCGAAGGGGAGATTCCAAAATAGATCCCAATAATCAAATAGATGCCTATCGCTAAAAGAAAAAGCGTGATGATAAGAACAGAGCTCATCAAGTTCTTGATAGAACCGATGAGGCCTGTATCTTTCCCATTGACGCTCTCCTTTCGCGACAGAACCTGGACCATTTTTTGGAACGAGTTCGCATAGAGAAAAATCAGAAAAGATTTCATCTATAACAGCTCCTCCATAATAAATGTTTGACATTTGCTCTACAGTCAACGGCGCTTCGCCGTAGACAACTGAATCCGTTTTTACGAAGTCAGTGTAGAACGAGTTGAGGGTGTCCTCCGAGTAGGGTAACTTATACTTATAGAAAGAATAAGTTATCTGTCGGATATGCCTAATGGCATACACACAAGCATCTTCTCTCAAAACACCACTAACATCGAAAATACGTTCTGCCAACCCGTATAGAAAACACGGGAGACGCGTCCCCTTCTTCAGCTTGAACGAAGTAGGAGACTGGAACGTACCAGTTTGCAAGGCTTTATCAACAGCCGAGCCAAACTTGGGCAATGTTTTCGATGCGAAACTGAACCCCTCCTTACGGAGGCGATTCCGCACAGTGCGGGAATCTCGTTCAGCTTCACGAAGTGGAATTTCTAGGAGGATACAAGCGTCGAACATCAACGACTTGATGAGGTCTGAGGATAACTCAGACTGGCTATTAAGGGTTCCAGCTTTCATAGTTGGTTACCTCCAGCCACCTCATGTCTTCCAGCTAGTAAATCTAGCTACCAGTAGGAAGCCCAGCAAGAAAGTCGTCAATCTTTGCATCGATGTGAGCTTTGAGCTTATTCCACTCAAGTTTCACATTAGCAATGGTTGGGCCTTTCCGCGGCACACTGAAGACTGTATGAACAGTCGCAGTGTGCGGCACACCGTCCGCATCGTCATCCGTACGAGCAAACTGAAAAAGGTGTCTATCAGAACCTTCATCAGTCTTTGCAAGTTCGTGTGATTCGCGGGCAGTTCTGGGCTCTGACAACTCAGATGTATCTTCACGATACATGGCTTCGCTTTCGTTCATAGAAAACAGAACGTAATCGAAGGAAGTTGTACCGTCTGAGACGGTAATGGTTGAAGGCATGTGGTAACCTCTGTTGAAGATTTCAACGTTTTCTTTTAAGCCGCTCTATCTTTTAGATAGAATTAAAAGGCTTGCAGATAACGCCAGTTGAGCAGCACCAAAGCGGTTGCTGTCTGGAACGAAGTATGTTCCGGTTTCAGGAATAGCTTTTCTACGGACATAGACTTTCTTGATAGCGCTTCCATACTTGTGTTTCACCGCGTAATCACGCGATGCACCACATTTAGTATGTTGGGCGAACCAAGTGCTACTCTTAACATAACTTTTGTAAGAGAAGCAGTAGTCTATTACGGTCAGTTTCGGTTTTATGAGGGGATCGCTAAGTCCCTCTAAAAACCGTTGAATTGGAAAGAACCAATCAATTACGAAGGAAAAGGGAATTGCTTCCCATACCTCCGCAAGTCTGAACCGTAGGCCAACCATGTCACGAATGGCATTCAATTTGCCTCTAATAGTATAAAGTTCCGTTGGAATTTCATACTGGTAGACTAACGTGGCATGGAACACAGAAGCGGATTCATCATTACGATAGCCTTTAGAATACAGGCTCTCATATATTAATGTCTCCGAGTCATCTTCGTCAAACTTATAACGAAAGTGACGCTTCTGTGGCTGTCCAGCTCGTTCGATGAAGTCGTCTATCCTTTGACGATAATTCATCAGCGAGTCGTACAGCTCTTTAATGTCGGAAATCATAGGCCTAATGCCAAAGGACCATCCAAGATGACCTTCGGCACCTTTTTTTACAAGGCCTGACCACGTGGTAACTAAGTCCAAAAGCCTGGAGAAATCTCCAAGCTCGAGAACGAAGTTCGTGATGCTCATGTCACCTTCTAATGAAGGGTACATAGCATCCCACGCCATCGCGTTTAAATTACGCAGAGTTCCGGCATCTGGCTCTGTAACAGAACTGAGGCTGGCTTCGGAGATCGAGTAAATACCAGGTGTTGTGGCTATATCTCTATGATATTGCCCATCACCAGGATTTACCGATGCTTCGACCTTACATGGCACGTGATGAATTTTCGTAGACTCATGTCTACAATTGTTCATCTTGGTGTAAACACCAGGTCGTGCCATCTTAGACACCTCGTAGCGGATCCATGAGTCGTTGATTTCTTCAACGGTCGCGGAACCGCTCCAAGTTGCGCCAGGCCAGTGGTTAGTCGCACAATCAATGTTCGTGCGAGTCTCACCGCCGTCCAAGAGGTATCGAATACCTCTGCTTTTAGTTCTGTACATAAAAAAGAATCCTCCTGATTCCTATTGGGC